TATTCTGCCTGAGGTGCACGACCAACACCCATACGTTGAAAGTCCATACCACTTCGTGGCACAATGGGCGTGCCTCCACCACCGGTGGTCGTATAAGCACCGATGTAACCGCTGGCTCCGAGATACTGCCAGTTTTGATGTGATGAAGGCATGAGCACATAGTACCGCTAAATGCAAAAAGCCGGAGGGGTTAACCTCCGGCTTATTGCTATTAAATTATATTACTTTGAAGCACCAATGCCGTAGGACTTGTCCTTTGGGTTAACAGCCTTAGCTAGTGGGCCTACAAGACCGGCGATAAACGCGTTAAGAAGCGTCTTTGGGTCTGTGATGCCACTCATATACAGAGCTGCTACTGACGCGGCTGAAGCGCGAAGATAGGTTCCTAGGATTGACTGAAGTTGTGCTGTGTTCATGTACTCCTCTTTCGATAGGTTGACAAGGTATTACCCCTGTAATAAATATACTACCACAGATTTGAAAGGAATACTACTCGGCAACATCCTCTACATGCTGTTCAAACCGACCCTCTAGCTTAGCCAGCTTCTCACCAATAACAATTTGGTCTCCGCGTAGCTCTTTAAGCATAGGAATAATTTCTAAATTAATCTTATCATTAAGACTTGATCCACCGTTAGGCTTGAGCTCAGATAAAAAACTTTTCATCCATGCACGCAAAAGCCAAGAGCCGATTACTCCTACAAAAGCTGCTGTTGCTGTAAACCCTGCAAGTGTTGTTGCCCAGTCTGCTGCGGTCATGTAATCTCCGGGAGTTGTAGTGACAATGTGTAAACTATGCCTCATAGAATACACCTTGTACTGCTAAACTATGATCATAGTCAAAAGGAGATGATTGATTGAACAGAAAACTAAGAATATTTACAGCCTTCCTGATGTCAGCAGGTTGGCTTTTTGTTGTACCTACAGAAGCTCGTGCATCAGAAGGATTAACTGCTGAAGTATACAATGTGCTAGGTCAAAATAATGCCCCCTATATACCCCAAGGAGATACTGCAACAGTAACAACAAACGTACCTAATATTAACTTTCAATGGGGTAGCGGCAGTGTACTTGGTGGGCCTTCAGAAGATGTTATTGTAAGATTTACTGGGTCTATACGCAGTAACACAACGCAAGATATATCATTTTTAGCGGCAGCAGATGATGGTACTAAGCTCTACCTTGATGGCGTATTAATAACAAATGACTGGCGAGATAAAGGTGGTGGAGGAACAACAAGCTCTCCAGTGCCATTTACAGCAGGGGTTCCAAAAACCATAGAGTTAATGTACTACGAGAATGGTGGCGGTGCTTGGGTTCAACTATTGTGGAATCAGTCTGGATCAATGCAAGTTATTCCAGCAGAAGCTTTTACTTCACAAGCAGCACCAGTAGTAAAAACAATAGGTGCCCCAAGAAATCTAACCGTAGTTGATGGAGCAACCTCAACAGTTTTAGATTGGGATGCCCCAGATACTGGTAATACTCAGCCAGAAAGATATGCAATAAGCTTTAATTGTTCTGGGTGTAACGGATGGGGGATTGCGACTGGAAATGGTGGGGATGAATCTTCTTTAAAAACTTTTATGGTTATAGATCATTCTTTACTTGAAAGTTTGAAGCCAAGTGGAACTGTTTGGTCATTTCATATTAGGTCAGACAACGATACAGAACGCTTATACTCTGCAAACTCAAATGTTGTAACTCTTAAAATTGGGAAGACCGCAGAAGAGCTTGCTGCTGAAGCAACAGCTGCGGCAGAAGCTGCTCGAATAGCTGCTGAAGAAGCAGCAACTGCTGAGGCAGCAAGACAAGCAGCACTTGCAGCAGAGGCAGCAAGAGTTGCAGCAGAGCAAGCGGCAGCTGCAGAGGCTGCACGCATCGCTGCAGAGCAAACAGCAGCACAGGCAGAAGCAGACAGGCTTGCAGCACTTGCAGCAGCAGAAAAAGCAAGACTTGAAAAAGAAGCGGCAGAAAAATTAGCAGCGGAAGCAGAAGCAAAACGTATTGCTGCGGAGAAAGCAGCAGCAGATGCAGCAGCACGAGATAAAGCAGCAGCTGAAGCAGCGGCGCAAGCTGAAGCAGACAGATTAGCTGCTGAAGCAGCTGCAGCAGCGGCTGAAGCCGAAAGAATTGCTGCCGAGGAAGCTGCAGCTAAAGCTGAAGAAGAAAGAATTGCGGCAGAAGAAGCAGCGGCCAAGGCTGAAGAAGAACGCCTAGCTGCAGAGGAAGAGGCCAAGGCGCAAGCAGAAGCCGATGCCAAAGCGGAGGAAGAAAGATTAGCTGCTGAAGCCGAGGCTAAGGCACAGGCAGAGGCAGATGCTAAGGCAGAAGCTGAAGCTAAGGCACAAGAAGAAGCTAATGCAAAAGCTGAGGCTGAGGCTGCTGCCGAGGCTGAGAAAAAAGAATTAAAGGAAGCAGCTGAGGCAGGAACGCTAACACAAGAGCAGAAAAAAGAGGTTGCTAACACCCTTATTGAAGAGGCAAATGGTGGCCCAGTATCTGCAGAGGCTATTGCTGCTGCAGGTATTGAATACAAAGATCTTCCAGCAGAGACTCCTGTTGAGGTTAGGCAGGATGAAAACGGCAATGAGGTTATAATTACAGCAGACGTTGCCGCAGCTCTCGTATTGTTAGAGAGCCCAGCGGAGTTAATTGGCGCAATATTCAGTGACCCAGGTCAAGCCCTTAAAGCACTCGGTAGTATCGGTGCTGATATGTCTAAAGAAGAACGTAAAGAGGCAACCGATATGGTTGTTGCTACAGTAGTTGCAGCCGGAGCTGCAATGAATGCTGTATCAGCCGCAGGTGGAACTACATCCGGTGGATCTACAGGCGGTGGGGGCGGAGGAGGAGGCGGTGGCGCCTCTGGTGAGTCAAAAGGAATAAGGAGACGTAAACCTTGAGAATACTAAAAGATATGGTTGATCAACTATGGACATTGTTAGGCATGTTTATTGCCTGGGTTGTTCTTGACGGATCTGCAAAGACCGTAGTTGGATACGCAATCATCGGTACATTATTTGCATGGGCAGTTACTTATCCTCTACGTAACCCAAAGGATGAAGAATGAAATCAATCGGAAATATTTTGCTAAGAATCATAGCTGTGTTTGCAGCTAGCGGTCTATCAGTAATTGGTGCTGGAGCAGTAGCAGGCATCTCTATTACAAAAGCCGTCTTAGTAGCTGGTCTTACAGCAGTTGCCGCAGTCGTAGAGAAGCTAGCACGTGGCTTTATGAATGACGGTAAGCTTGACCTAGGGGAAATCAATGCGGCATTTGCAGCAGTTGACGTTAACTCTAAGACAGAAGCTGACCTAAAGGTAGAAGCTAAGCAAAACGGAACTGACATTGTTATCTCATCTGGTACTAAGCAAGACGGCGAAGTTCCAGTAGAGCAACCAGTAGATGAGGATTGGAACAAGTAATGGCAGAAAAAGGAACAGCAGCTAAACTCATTGAAGTTGCTACAGCAGAACTAGGTACTATTGAAGGACCTAAAGACAACGAAACAAAGTACGGCGCCTACACAAAGTCTAACTTTCAACCATGGTGCGGAAGCTTTGTAAACTGGTGCGCTAATGAAGCCGGAGTAAAGGTTCCTAATACCGTTTACACACCAGGTGGGGCAGCAGCATTTAAGAAAGCTGGTGCTTGGATTGATGGAGACATTGCGGATCCAGATGCAGGAGACATAGCCTATTTTGATTTCCCATCAGATGGAGTAGACCGTATCTCTCACGTTGGAATTGTTATCAAGGACAACGGCGATGGAACAGTCTGGTGCATTGAAGGAAACACAAGCCCAGATGATAAGGGATCACAACGTAATGGTGGTCAGGTGTCTAAGAAACTACGTGCTTACAAGAAGAATCCTAAGAAGGTTCTTATTTCAATAGTAGGTTTTGGTCGCCCTAAGTTTAGCGGAGCTCCTGCTGTTAACACAGCTGCTCCAGTTAAGTGCCCTACTTGCGGTAAGTAATTAATTAAATAAGAAAGCCCCCTATTGCTAGGGGGCTTTTTTATTGGTCTGATGACTAGGCAAGATGCAGAACAAGTTACGCTAGTGGAGTACCAAACTTATCAACCGTTGAGTGAATCTCTTCACCACGGTACATTGTCTTACCTTTATGGATATGAACTTGGTCGAAGTGGAAGCTGTCATCGTCACCATCTTTGTAGAAGATAACGCTTACCCCTTGTTGCCAGTTCTCGAAGTACTGGAGCGCCTGACCTTTAACATCGACCCCACCCTTAACAGAAGGTACGGCCCCATCAACTCGGCATAGACAGCCGGGACTAAACGATACACTCTTAATCGCTTGGTCACGATCAAACACAGTCTTACTCTGCTGTTCCATGCGATGCGTATGCCCAAAAAGTGTGGAGATATTTGGATTTGAATTTGCATATTGCGCTGCAGTCGAACCAGAAGCGTTAGCACGATCACCGTGCATAGCACGAAGACGCTTGTTAATCCAATGTGCAGCAGCTGGGTATCCATCAATGAACTCAACTCCCAACTCTTCACATCGTAATAGGTTCTGTAGGCTTAGAACTGGCCAAGCCTCTGGCATGTTAGCTACTTTAATACCGTAAGCAGCAGCAGCGTTGTTGTTAATAAAGCGGTTAAGACGCTTATCGTGATTACCCTCAAGAAGGATAATTCTTGCATCCACGCCGGCATTAGCTCGCTGCTCAGCAAGAAAACGATGGCCACGATTAATAGCAAGCTGGGCAGTGTGAGCAAAATTAGTCTCCTGTTCGTAAGTTCCATACATAGGTAGGTCTAGGAAATCTCCTAGGTTAATAATCTGTGCAAGAGGATGACCATGATCTAACCCAACAACTTGAAGCGCTACATCCATAGCAGCCTCATCGTGGAAAGGATCTAGTGATCCGTCCTCGTAGCGACGGTAACCAATCTGTGGATCCGGCAACGCTACAGCAACTTTCCAGTCGCTACTTATAAGACCTGTTGTACGAATCTTTGGCTGTATCACAACAGGCTCTGCATGTTGCACTGGTTGCCACGTTGGTCCCTCTCCCCATTTAGGAGAAAGAATAATTTTAGTATCGTCAGGATTAGTAGACAAGCTGACCTTACTAATCTTTCCTACATCTTCAGGGCTTAAACCATTAGCCTTAAGCAACTTATCAATAGAACTTAAGCCACTGCTGGCTGATGCTTCTGACTTGGCGGTATTGTAGTTATCTTCTAGTGACATATGCAGTTCCCGTTTCTGTGCTCTTTGAGCGACGTTATACCGAATGTTGCGCCTGCTGATTTATAAAGACTGTGCAGACTTCTAGTGGAGAAGTCATCATCATTTAATGAATCTACAAACGCTATATGATCGCTGTCATTAAGGGATGTAGCCCATGCGCCCACAACACATTTACCTGCAACGTTGGGGTTCTCTACTTTTGCTTTTGAATACAAAGCATCTAAACTCATTGCGCCTCCTGTTTATTTAATAGGGGCCTAGGTTATAGGCCCCTATTAAACATTATACTACATATTAGTATGAAGAATCAATACCTGATGCAAAACCGCCACGCTTCATTACTGAAGGAATGATTGGCGAGTTAGCTAATGTTGCTCCAGCTTCTGGTGCGGTGTTCTTCATGTAAGATGCTTTGATTGAATACGCAGCACCCTTTCGTTCTCCACCTTGGGCAGCTGGCACGTTTGTACGTGAAGCCTTTGTTCCCATAGCGGTTGGGTCTCCGGCTTGCTTGTTGCCCTTAGGCATAAGCTTACCTGAAGCAGGGTTAGCTGATGGTGAAGTGAACTTAGTTCCTTCTCCAGCACCCATTGTTTTACGACCCTGTGTATTACCTGCTGCAGCAGCAGAATCGATATCTGATTTAGCCATTTGTTAGTACCTAACTGTTAGTGAGATCTCACTGCAAAGTCTATATTAACTTACGGTGATTGTAAAGACAATCGCGCTGATTTGACCATCTCTTGAATCTACTGTTGTAAATCCTGGACGGCAAGACAGGTTCATACCACGAGGTGCCACATAACCGCTGGCAATAGCAATTGCTTTTACCGCCTGGTTAACTGCTGAGGCACCTACAGCGCGTAGGTACACCTGAGGCTTTTCGTATAACGCATGCGCTATAGCTGAGCCTACTGATTGAGCATTTGAGCTTGCGCTTACACGCAAAAACTTCTCTTCTGTTATATCTGTCACGAGTTGTAGTCCTTTAGGTTCGAGTTTTAGTCGCCCACCTAAGGGAATATACTACGGTGTATCTCCGTATCCCGCTGCCCTAAGTAGACCTACAAAATCTTCTAGTCGTAGGATGGTCACCCACTCCCCAATAGAGGCCTCTCCCTGCCCGTTTAAGCGCAGTACAGCTACAGGTAGATCTTTCCCGTTATGTCGTTCCTTTAACTGCTTTATAACCGCACTGGGATTAAAATCCTTACGGGCCTTTACTTCCCAATCAATTCCGATTGTGCCAGTAACATCAGTACCACTCCTACCAGCACCAGTGCTCTCAGCAAATGGAAACCCATTTTCTGCCAGGTAATTTGCCACAACTTTTTGTGATCTATATCCACGATGTTTCCTACTCTGACTAGGCATGAGTCTCCCCTGTGATTGCCTCCCACATTTCTTTTGCAATCTGCTTGCGCAGCTCTAGCTCACGGTACTTCCAAGTCTTTTCTACCGTCTTAATACCGAGCTCTTCATCTGTAAACAGTGATAGTTGTTCCCATGTCATGTGTTGAACTTCCTTTGTCTAGATCTTAATCCTTCTCCGCCTGATGTGCGGCGTGTAAGCTCACGAGATACTACGTTGCTGTCTCTTTCAACATTAAGAGTCTTAGTCTCCAGCAGTTTACGAAACGCATACTTAATATCCAGATCGTGTACAAGCTCTTGCATTTCATCTGTGGCTGCGATAGTAGCTTTAGCCAAAGCAACTCTATCGTTCTTACCCCCGGTCCAACCCTTAAGCATACCGGTAGCTTCGTACTGATCTACAGCACGTTGAGCCTCTCTCTCATTAATAATAGAGATAGCTAAAGCTCCAGCTAAATGGTCGTTCCATTGAGTAAGATGAACAAACAAGTCCATAAGACCTTCGTCGTCTAAATCTGTTATGTCTCTAGGCAAAGAAGGTATACCGTCTTCTGGCTTAGGTGCCAAAGAAAAACCTAGCTCGTTTAAAGCATCTACAACTTGCTTACTTACGCTCATATGTTAACTCCTCATCTCTAAACGGTGCGCAACGCTTACAGCCTTTTTGTAGGTTAATGTTACACACAGGCTCACGATCATTCTCTACAGCCCAAGCAACATCACGAGCCTTGTCAAAGATCTCAGCTGTGTATTCTGGGTTGTACTTTACTACAAACTCTTTATACTCTTGGTTAGCTTTAAGCTCATATATAAATACTATCTCATCTGGAGCATTAGCTAGTAAACCTTCTTCTAACATTAGGTGGCACAGGTGTAGGTATACCTGACCCTGTAGCTGGTGTGAACGTAAGGGTGTGCGAATGTTCTTCCACACAACATCAATGTCGTTGTTATACTGAGACATCATGGCTGGCATTTCCATACGTATAGTACCTGTACCAATAGACTTGATCTCAATCAGGCAGTCATCTCCCAAGCCCTTGATCCAACCATCGGCATGACCACGCATCATATACTTGTCGCTACGTAGTGGAACCTCTGCGTACTCTTTGTTAATGAGGCCAGCTAAGTCTTTAGATGTAGCCCAGGTGTAATCTTTAGTAGCAGGGTCGTACCA